CCGCATGTGCGAGCCACCTTCAGCGTAGATACCGTAGGCATTACCCCACCAGTCCACGCAACTTACATCACGCAGTTCGACCCAGTACCCACGTTCTGTGGCCGCAGAGTCGTACTTCACGTGGATGGCAGCACCCGCAAGGTACCCTTGATTCGCCACCTCAATGCCGATAATACGGCACGGCTGCGTGATGTAGATGGGAGCCTTCGTGGTAAGCCCTGCGGTGCTGTAGTACAAGCACCACTCAGGCTTACCACAGTGTACCGGAAGACCAAGGAGTGTGACATCCGCCACGTTGAACTCAAGCTGCGTGGCAAGCTGCTCCGTACCCCTCATTCTCACAATAACGTCGCCAGCCCACGCGGTGCACTCAGATAACGCCTTCGCCGTAGAAGCAAAGGCTTCATCTGGAGTATTTCCCGCGTTGTTGTCTGAACCGTTCACGGGGTCTACGTAGAAGACACTACCTTTGCCCAAACCTATAGCAGGCAGAACCGGAGCCCCGGCTACCTGTAGTGGTCTGTCGTACACATTAAGTGCACCAAGTATTGTCTCCATACCGTAGTCCCGAAGATCTCCTGCGAAACTCATATCGACCTCCCTTCTAACTACGGGTGCCGCCGATAGTTGTTTCCAGCAGATACCACCGGCCACCAAAGGCAAACGCCAACACGAAGTCATCGTCTGCCGTCAGGGCCGCAGTAATCTGCGGTGCAGCTTCACCGCTGGCCACCGTCACAGTGTTACCACCCGCCGTGTGCAGATACACCGCGTAAATACGTCCATTCGCGTCTGCTACTGGCGGCAACGTTATTTGGTAGTTACCGCTAGTACCGTTCGCTTCGACCGCTTGCTCCCGCACTGCGAGAGTAGCAGCCTCTGTCACCCGCTTCACGTCCGTCACGGTGAACATCTGTGCAGCAAGATGTAGAGCACTCTGTCCCATTAGCTCATACCTCCCATCCGCCTAGCAAAGGCAGTCTTAGTGAGAGCCTCCATGTCAGGCGGAAGTTCTTCCTTCTGTTTCTTACTCTGTGTCCGAACCCCAGTCCCACGGGCAAACTGCCGTGACGGGGCTTTCTTCTTTTTCGCGCCACCCGCACGGGCAGCACGTAACTTTGCTCTGGTCTGATCTGCGGCTGCTTGCAGCGTCTGCTCTAGGGTGTACTCGGGGTGAGCACTTTCCACCTGAGCTGCCTCTGCTGCAACGAACTGGACTACTCCAACGAGGTCTTGGTTGTCTTTGCGGTTAAAGAACGAGGCCATCCGCGTTCTGTTATCTAGCATAGTGTTCACGATACCAGTTACACTAAGCATAGCCTTCTGTTGTGCCGCTGCTGCTGCCTGCGCCGCGACATTTCCGACGTACCGAGAGAACTCCTTCCGGTCTGTCAACACCTTCTCGTATGTCTCGTCGTCGATTTCTACCAGCTTCGACAACGGTGCAGAAGAAGATGGCGCGGGCTCAGCTTCAGCAGAGGCTGGAGCGGGGGATGCTTCAGAGGCGGCGGGGAGTCCACCTAGCTGAGCCCTAAGCGCCAATATTTCAGCGGCCATGTCGTTAAGCACCTGCCGATGCTGCTCTACCTGAGCCTTGGCCGTAGCAAGTTCGTCGAGATCTTCACCACCGTCTTCTACATCCTCTCCGTCTCCTTCTTCATCTCCTTCTTCATCTCCTTCTTCATCTTCCTCAGCGTCCACCTCAGCCGTACCAGGTGCCACGTCAGCCGGACTACTTGCAAGACCTTCTTCAGCTTCTTCATCTGGTACCTCTTCTTCCTGTACCGGGACCTTTGCGTCCTCCTGCGGTGCAAAATGCAACCCACGCCCACTTTCTGCGTCCTCAGTCTCGAACGCAAATCTAGGCTTCGCTACTGCCGCCGCTGCCAGCAGTTTTGCCACATCGGCTTGCTCTGCCTGGGACGGTTGTACCTCTGTCAGAGAGGCTTGGTCTGCTGCCACTGCTGCCTTTGCTGCCTCCCCCGTTAATTTTGTCTTCGGTGCCATTTCTCATACTCCTTACCAATGTCTCTGCGTTTATCTCCAGAACCGCCAACATCCCGTGTCGGAAGCCTCTATTATATTGGGTTTCTTCGTGTGCCATATCCGGCTTGTACAAATCGTTCTCTACCACCAAGATGTACGCTTGCACTACCTTACGAAACAACGCCATTTCTTCCCGCCCGAAGAACTCTTGTATGTCACGTTCGGTCATACTGCCACCAAGTTTCCTTGCTGCGCCTGAGCGGCTAGCTGTTCTTGCGGAAGCACAGACACTCCACCTACGGGAGCCTTCCGACGAAACTCATGAATATTCTCTGCCCCCAGCTTTCGCAGCACATGCTGTACCAACCGCGTCAAGTCAAAAGCTTGCGCGGCTTCTGGATTTTTCATCATTATACTGAGTACGGTGACCCAGTCGGTATTGTCTCCGCCTGGCAACGACGCCATATGTGGACGGACATCATATGCCACGTCCAAGTCAAAGGGTCGCACATTCACATAAGGCTGCTCTATGTCGAAGCCGTACTCCTGGCGAAGAACCTCTTCCAGCCTTCCAGTAGTCCGTGTGTACGTGGCCTCGGACATGAACTGCTGCGTATGCGAAGCAAACATCAGCGCCGCGTCATACAAAGACTGCAAGCTGAGTATCTTTGCAAAGTAGGCCATCTTGCCCATGGCCGCCGCCCTGGTGTCGCCGAACTCCTTCGCCGTTACCCGTTCTCCACGAGTTCTTTGCGTACCCTGTAGGGCATCCACAGCACCCGTGGTCTCCCGCATTAGCTGCCGTACCATACCAAGGTCAGCCATGTTCCCACGAGTCACGTCCTGAATGTTGAGCTGCTGGAAGCTGTCTGTTATGGGCCGGTTGTTGAACGCGCTCCGGCGAGCCCGTATGAGTGGGCTCCCAGTCAGTACGTCCTCCATATTAATATCGTCTTCGTTTACCAAAAACCGGTTGTTCACATCCAGCAGATTCACCACGCGAGAGTTAAATAAGAAGTTTATATACTTGGAGTACCCATGAGTGAGCTCCAACTTTGAGCTTGGCGTCCCTCCATGCCCGTCTGTCCCCGGAGCCGCTACCACTACAGGGAACAGCTCGTGGTTCAAGTCCATGGGCATGGCCGCGATGAGTACAGTGTCCCCGGCCAGCGAGAACCGCCACTTTTCGGGCTCCCGTCCGGACCCCAAGCCCCAGTCCGCCGGAATGAGGTCAATGTACATATGCACCACATCCACCCGTTGCGTACTGGAAGATGGCCACACGCCCGATGCAGACGCCAGGTCCTCCCCGGTACTGGGGTGGTCCGCCGCGAAGGAGGACAACGAGTACTCATCCTCCAGATACCGTACATTGAAGTACGGACTGTCTGGTGCAGCCTCCGCTCGAAGCAGAGCCAAGTACGTAGTCTGTTCTACCCATCCCACGTACTCGCCTTTCTGTACATCCGCGATATCCACTGTGGGGTCTGGCAGGTACGCTCGTGGGTCTATAGGTTCCAACCGCGAGCCCTCGAAGAGTAAACTGTCTTCAGTCACCTTCCGAAAGCCTTGCGGAATGTACCCCAACAAGTCATCCATAACACCGTCTGGTACCGTCTTTGTCCGCTTCCCTACCACCACATCCCACGGCACGGCCATCACACCAAGCCCGTATGCCACCACATCTCGAAAGTGTGTGGCAAGCTGTAGCAAGCCCTTCCCCCGAGCCACCTGCTGGTTTACCACATTCTCCAGCAGTGCTGCACCCACTGAGTCCTCTGGTCCCACTGGCGCATACGAGAACAACGGGTCCTGTCCGAACACCGTAAGAAGGTAACTTTGATACGTTTCCAGCACCGCATACGCTTCAGGCACCACTATACTGACAGGAAGCCTGGAATCCTCTTCCTGCCTTGCCGCTTCGTAGTCATCCAGCGGGATGTACGCTTTAAGCATTTCATCCACAGCATCCCACGTACCATGTCGCGCAGATATCCATGCCGAAGACTCTATGGCACGGGTGTATACCTCACCAGCCAGGAACTCGTGCTTCTTAGACCCCGGTTTAAGGTACACACCTTCGGGATACAGCTCACGGTATCGCCCGTCAAAGCTCCGATTTGGATTAATCGTCCGTGGTCTCAGCATTCTTTACGTTACCTAACGGTATTCCTGCGACTTCTTCGCGTTCTGCCTTTTCCTCACGTTCTGCCTTTTCCTGCAATGCGCCAGCGGCCATCCTCAGCGCGACTTCTGCTACCTGCCGAGTCGGACGGTCCAGCTCCACCTTCGCCACCACCGAATCCAACGCTCGTACTGCATCCTCTGGAGTAAGTTTCATTTTCCCACGCTCTCCTTTCTACGACTCCCCACCAGCAGGGCATTCCAACCCTGCCAAAGCGGCCTGAATTTCCACTATTACCTCGTCATCTGTCCGGTATCCAGCACACAAAGCGTAATGCAATGCATGCTCCAACGCTACGCATTTTTCTTTGTTCGTGGGCTCTGGTACCAGCAAGTTAAAGAAAGCATTTAACTGCGCCTGCGTAAGGTGCTGTGCCAACGTGTCTGCTACTAACTGGGGCTTCTCACGTATCTTACACACTGCAAGTGCTTCAAGAGGCCAGTCTGCCATTTTCTACCTTCCCTTCCACCTTTAGTCTGTCTGATCACCCACAGCAGAACCATCGCCGTTCGCTGTAGGCACCGCGTTATGTACCTTTACCGTACCGTCATCCTCTATAAAGAGATACCAGTCCGAGCCGTCTTCGGTCTCGAAATGGAGGTAGCTCGGATTTGTAGTTCCGTCATTTTGCCGCAACAGATTCACATGCCCGGCCTGACTTCCAGCCGCCACCCCCACGGTAAGCACGCCTGGCGGCACCTGAATTTCGCCGTCACCCCACACTTGAAGGCCTACCGTAGCATACGCCCGTAACTCTACCGCCAACTCGCCAGCACCCAAAGCGCCCCAGCCAGTACCACTTTCCTTCGACCCACGCAAGATGGTCACCGGTATAGTAGCACTACCGGCAGACGAAGCACCGTCCAAAGTCAGCCCGCTTGTGGTGTTAGCAGCAGACAGTCCGTATATTCGGCCACCGCCATCCGAGGCATGAGTGTTAGCAAGGAAGAGAAATGTGGAAGCATCGCCGTAATCTGTCATACCATGCGAGACATCCGCATCCCGGAAGTCGATGTAGCAATCTCGTGCACCGCCGCCACCCGCCACAGACAACCGCATACCCGGAGTCACCCGGACTTCGTTCGCTACCAACGTTATGAGGTCCACGTCAGTATCAATACCGATAGTGGCACTTGGGTCCAGCTTAATGTCTCCATTTACAACCAACGCCCCGGACGTAATCTGCAACAAATCGGTGTCGCTGTCGCACCCAATGTAGCCACTGTCGTCTACCAGCAAGCTGCCATTCAGTGTGAGAAGGTCAGCACTGAGCTCCAAGAGGTCTACATCTCCGGGTGGCCCTATGTTGCCGTCTACTACTACCGTACCACCTCCGGCAACGTCGGTATTTAGGTAGATAAGCTCTCCGTAGATACGTAGCGGCTTGTAATCTGCTGCTGCCGGAGCTCCAGCCTTTGGGTCACCACTGTACAGATATCCAGACCCTGCTGCGTAATATGTCCCAACGCAATCTACCCCAGTAGGAATGCTTTCTGCTCCAACACTATACAACCCCGATGCCGCTACGCCACCAAGCGGTGCAGCAGCAGTGCCCACATCTGGCGTTCCACTGGCTGTAAGGTTGCCATCAATTTCTACGCCAGCCAGCGTTCCGCCGTCGATGTCCACAGCGCCGCCCACGAGAGTCCACAGCGCCGCAACTGAGATACTCTCGCACTCGTAAGCTCCTGTCGCTTTCAGTATTTGGTCTACAGTGAACGCCATCTTACCACCTTTAGCTTACAGTACCCAGTCCGTCCGCACAATATCCGCGTCATCATTCACTACCGCGTACCCGTCGTCATTCGTTACCACATTGGTGTTTTCCAGCGTCGTGACGCTACTGTCTGGCTCAAACTCTCCGGCCACGTTGGCCCGTAAGATCTGGCCTAACGCCGCCGCAGTCAGCACCAGCGGGTGAAACTCCGCGTCGTCGTACAGATGCCAGTCTTCAAGAGACCCGAATGAAATTCGTTGCTGAGCCATGACGGCCCTTTCTACCAAGCCGTGGACCAAAGTATCCACGCTTGACGTAATCCATCTTGTACGGAGTCGACCGCTGCACATCCCGACGCAAAGCGGCCTCTGCCTGACGCTCTCGCATGTGCGCGTACATTTCTTTAGGCTGGCTCTCTGGGGAGAAGAACTTACCCCCTATGTCGCAAAGCTGGATGACATACGCAAGCGCGTCAGACAGATCTTTGTACTTACTGCGGGGATACATAAGTAGTTCCTGCTCCAGGTCCCCACACACAGCCGCGTTGTGGTACACGTGGCCCATGCGGTAGTACGGTCCAAGAGCCCCAATGCGGTCGTCTTTTCCACGAGACTTTGCAGACAACGGACCCTGACCTCGCTTTGGCGTGAGCCAGATGAACTCCACATCCCCGTAACCGTACTTCACCGCCGCATCCACAAACGGCTTTGTCAGGAACATGTCTAGCCCCGTCTTTTCTACCGCGATATACGGCGTGCCCAGCCGTTCTGCCAGCTCGAATGCTGCAAGGTACAGCTCGTCATTTTGTACCCGTGCCCGAATACAGTCTCGCACGTATATACGGTTCATGCCTTCCCGGTGCACCACACTGACACCCACGATACCGCTGTACGCTCCCAGCCCAGCACCACCCTTCGAGGGGTCCACCACGACAGCGGTGTCCACACCCGGTGCGTAGAAATCCACATCACCTTCGTCGTAGTACTTGAAGTACTCCCGCCGAAACACCGCAGTCTCTTTCGAGACAATCTGGAGCATGTACTCCCGTGCGAACACATCTTCCCGGCCCGAAGTGCGGTACCGGTGCACGAGGCCAGCCAGCTTCTCGTCACTTACGTGCTGCGGGTAGAAGGACTTGTACCCTTCGTCACACAGTGGAAACTCTACCTTCACCCACGAGGAATCCGCGCGGAGGTCTTCCAACAAACTGTCTTCATGCAACGGTGTCCCCACCACTACTATTCTCCAGTCCTCCCTCCCCACATCCACCATCCCCGCGATACTTGCGTGGAACCGCTCTTTGTACTTCTCCCGCTGCTCCGGCGAGTTTATCTCGTCATCATCCTCGAAGTCATCAAGTATTATAAGGTCTGGGCGGTAGTCTCCTAACGTCCAGCCTCTGTGCTTCTGGTCCGCTCCACGTGGCATTACCCCTACGCCATTCCCTATCCAGAACTTCTGAGAGAACATCTCTTTGTCCTTGATGTCCCCTATGAGGTAGTGGAAGAGTGGAGAAGTCCGAAGGGACTTCTTCAAGTTCTCGCTGTCCCATAGCGCCTGGTCTGCCGTCCGGCTTACCTGCACGATGAATTTGCCCTTCCGAAACGTCACGTACTGAGACGGTAGGGCGTAGTTGAAGAAGGACGTTTTCCCGAACCCCCGGTACGCCAGCACCAACACTAGTTGCGCAGAGCTGTCGTCGATGACCTCGAAGAGCTTGTGGTGGGCCTTCGTAAAAGGCCGGTGGAACCTGGAAGAGTAGAAGACCTTACAATGCGCTTCTATACTCGAAGCGCACCTGGCAGAGATTGCCGCAACCTGCTCGTCATTGAGCGACAGTTTACCAGTTTGCGGAAGTTCAGGAGGCACTGAAAGCGGTTCCCTTTACCGTCACCGAAGTGGTTGCCGCAGCAGCGGAAGCACGGAACCGGACGGCGTAGGCACCAAACACTCGCAGGCATGCCATGCCTGCACTGCCTGTGGCCAACGCGGCCAAGTCTCCAGAGTACATCAACAGTGTGGGAGACGTGGCGGCCCACGTACTTTGCAACGTAATCCACGTCCCCCCGTACACAGCCTGCACCTGGACGTCAAAGGCGTCCAAGTTCTGCCCGGTATTTGCGACCTCGAACAGAATACGGTCACAGGCCGGACCCAGTACCTGTGTTACCACCACGTCTGTGGCACCCGCCGTCACAGCGGCGTTGGTACCGGATATGGCTACTGCATGTGGATGAGTTATCATCTCGTCACTTTGCCTCCAACACTTTGTCCAGCTTTGTCATAACCAATGAAAGTAGGCGGTTTACCTCGTCTAGCCTTCTATTTATGGAGTTTATCTGCACTGCACAGACCTCTTTACTGACATAGGTTCCGTTCCCCGGCTTCCACCGAAGCACCGCTGCTATTACCACACCGCAGACACCAAGGATGGCAACCACTATTTCTACACTCATGCAGCTTTCCTCTTCTGCTTAAGGTAGTTTCGCACCGCCCGCACCACCGCCACGAGCACCGCGATGCAGAAAGCGGGCCACGTCTCTTTGAGGTCTGAGAAGGTCTCTGGCGGACGTACCACCAAGATGCCCGTGGAGACTCCAAGCAGGGACTCCACAAAAGCCACTACCGCCTTCCACAACGTCTTTACCGCGCTGTACTGGGCGTCATTCAAGTCCATCTTCCGAGTCTCCTTCCAGCTTTAGCACCTCACCGAAGATGGCCCGCTGTGCAGTTCGCATGTCCACGTAGACCCCATGCAGGCGGCCCCATGTCCGTGGGGGTCCTACGTCCAGGTGCAGAAAGTCCTCGTCGTACAAACCAACCCCACCGTAACCACCAAAGATGCGCCACCCTGCAAGAAAGAAATCCCGCAGAGGCAACGAGCACGTGCAGTCAGCCGCTTTGCCAAAGCTGTGCTGAGACTGCGGATTTGCCTTCGGGTGTAGTGGGCACCGGTATCCGCTGGACAACACCACTGGAAGGTCCACCACATCTCGCAACGCCTGCAAGCGCTCCACGAGTTCCGGCATTACCTTGACCTCGCCGCAGTGATTGCACGCGAACTCCCAGGCACTGAAGTTCTTTGTGAGGTTACCCATAGCAGTCACCGCACCGCAGCACCGGCTTTACGCTCGTATGTCTTCACTGCGATTTCCTCAAAGGACCCCGCAGGCAACACCACTTCCTTCTTCTCCTTCGTCATAATAACGGCGCTACCATCTTCCTTCCGCTTCACCGTGGCATCGTAGTACGACGTGCCTTCGGGTATCACGGTAACTTTGGTCTTCGGCATTTCTTCTTCCTTTCTTCTTCCCACCACACGTAAGAACTATCTGGTACGTAACACTATTCTAATGCTCTCATCTGTAGCATTGTCCGAGCTGAGCGCAGTTGTTAGGTAGATGTCCTGATACGCAAGGCCCACCGACGCAATGGTCATGAACTTCGTAGTGGTATTTGGATTCCTGTTATTGTCGTCATCTTCAGCATCGTAAATTTCTACCGTGTCCCCAGCTAACCAACCATTAAAGACGCTGACAGGAGAAGCTATCCTTGCTTCCCCAGCATGCGCTCCACCTGCATCCGCTTCAACAGCGTAGTACGTAGGCAACGCCAAGTACTTACTGACTGGCTTAGCCGTCACTTTGAGATCCCACCGTACAAGTTGCAAGGTACTAAGAAGCACTACTATCAGGCCTTCGGCTTCATCCAGAATGCCTTGCACCGTGGTATTTATGGTAGAGTACAACGTCCCGGCCCGTTCCATCGCGTTGTACACCTTGCGTGCACGCACGGCTAAGGCCGTAATGGCAGCCATAATCTTGTTGCACTGCTGAAGCTGCGCTATACGTTGGGTATGGCTTTGTACGTATGCCATATGTTACGCTCCTACAGGGACAAGGTCTATGGTTTCTGCCGCCGACGTTGGCGCAGGTGCAGGAAGAACCCCGGCCTGCATGGCTGCCCGAGCTAAGGCGTCCTCCCCGACTTCGGCCAGCCTACCATGCCGCATGTTCACCTCACTGCGCGTAACTTTGCCGTGCCCAAGCCGGTCCAGCACGGACTCTGCCGCCTTCATACGCAAGGCCAACGTGGCTTCACTGTCTTCGCACAGCACATCTTCTAGCGCCCGAAGCGCTCGGGGCGCAAGACCCCGAAGCTCCTTCTGTATATCCACGGCGGCTTGGTCAGCCGCTACCTGAAGTACGCCCTCGCGCCGACGACCAACGTCACTACGTAGGGCATTACGCACAGTACTGGAATGCACTCCCATCTCCGTGGCGATATCTTTCGTTGTCCATCCCATAGTGTGGAGCCGTACTATCATGGCATGACGCGCCTTCAGGCGGTCTGTTTCATGGCCACATGGGGCCGGAGTATTTCGCCGTACAGGTCCTAGTTCCATGACTACTACTCCTTACTTTGCTAGATGCGGCTTTCGTGCCTTTCTATAGGTATTGTACCATGGTGGGCCGGGCGAAGTCAAGCGGTTGTGGGCATTTTTTGCCTACCCAAGATATGGTATGGCCTACGGAGGCAAGTCGAAGCCGGGTGGGGCATCCGTAGGTCGGACTCCCGTGGGTGGGCCGTGGCTGGCCGTGGCGGGCCTTTGGCAGGCGGGCTGGTACCTTCGGTGCCCACGGACTTCGTGCCCGTGGTGGGCCGTAGGCACGTTGTCGAGATTCGGTCGCTGAAAGTCGACTTTAATCTACTACTAGAAATTTAGAACGGAATAGAACGTACTCACGCCACGCTCGCACCCCCGTAGGGGGGTCTTTCCACCAAGGCCATATTCACACCACGACACTATTACGGAGTGGGGACTGTTGGCATGGTTCTTGCTTCCCACGCGCGCGGCCGATCTACTTTATATACGCCCCCGAGGCACACTGCGCCCGAGCGCACACTACGGTACATCTTAGCAGCGGTGGCAGAAATCTGTCACTTTGACAGGCCGAAGTTGACAAAGTGGCAGAAATCTGTCACTTTGGGGAATATTGCGCACGTAAGAATAGTGCTAACATACTGGGGCTCAGGGACTTAGAATGTGGCATGCATCTTGCTTCTACATACATGGGCACGTGCATGCACGTGCACAGGCACGGTCGTAGCGGAAAGGACAAGCAGTGAACGGCGAAGAAATCAGCAGTGCTGATGTAGACCACGCGCTGGCTCTGGCTCTAGCCTTGTCTGTCATGGCGCCAGAGTCAGTTCCAGTTCAAGAGGAAGAAGAGCGCACATTGTGTGCGCAACAAAGAAAGGAGAAAGAATGACAGTGCAGGAAGCCACGCAAATCGCAGCGGGCAGCACATCCCGTTCCTGGGATGAACTGTTGCGCGAGGCCGCGGAACTGGCCCGAGCCTTGGACCCAGTGTCCGGCCGGGTACTGGCCACAGCGAGAAAGGACAATGGAGCATGCTCATGAGTACGGAACCTCTGGCGCACGTCCTGGAACGGGCCCGTGTCCGCGAAGCTGCCCACAGTCAGCATCGGCTGGACTGGCTCCGCAGGCTCTCGGGCCCTACGACCATCGCGGCCCTGACCACGGAGCGCGAGGTGAACCTGACAAGGCAGGCCGCCAGAGCGCTACAGGTGGACTTGCCATTTCTGGGCCAGGCACATCCGGTGCCACGTGGTCAAATCTAGCAGCACACAAAAGATGCCACGCAAGGCCTTGCGTTCTGTGGCCTTGCGTGGTATACTTTGTGTGCTGGTCGCTGTGACCAACA